CCGCCACATCGAGGTTATGGCCCCGTTGCCGGATGACAACCTTGCGCTGCCGAACGCTTGGCACCTGGACGACGCGCTCGTGCCAACAATGACGCAAAATGTCACGATCGGTGGTGTCTCCAATTTCCAGATGAACGGTCTCTGGCACCTGAACGGGAAGACCGTGCAGGCGTTCGCGGGCGGGCTCTATCTCGGCACGTACACCGTGGCCAATGGTGCGCTCAATGTGCCGTTTGGTGGTGACCCGCTTGGCCAATTCACATCCGCGTTCGTGTCGGGCTACCCCGGCACGATGCCGATCGTGGTTGGGTTTGGATACAACTCTGATGGCCAACTCCTGCGGGCGATGTCGCCTCAGGAGAGTGGCGCCCGTAACGGTCCTGCGTTTGGCAAGAAGCGCCGCACACACAACTACGCGATCCAGTTTGTGAACGCGGCTGGCTGCGCGGTGAACGATGTTACCCAGGTCGGCCTCCAGGTCGGTACGCAATTCAGTGCCCTCCGCAGCGTCCTATTCACCACGAGCCCGGACGGCGGCAACCGTTTGCCGGCGACTTCGCTGAAGAACGGACTGCACACAACCAGCTTGCAAGATGACAACGGATTTGATAGTATGTTCTGTTGGCGAGCGAATGGTCCGTTCCCGGCGACTGTGACCATGGCTGGTCAATTCCTTCACACTGAGGACAAGTAAGTGGCTTTCGGTTCAGGAACGATCACTGCTGCCGCGGGAGCCGTCTCGGATATCTTCTCCGGGATCGCTACCAATACGGCCGACACGATCAAGGCGCAGGGCCTTGCGGCCGAAGGCAAGGAGTACACGCTCGCGGCCAATCTTGCCGAGGAGAATAAGACCTACGAAGAAACTTCCACATCGCTCCAGCAATTCCAGCAACAGCGTGAATTGATGATGAGCATGGGGAAGACGCAGGCGGACGTGGCTGGCGCCGGGTTCGAGAACAGCGGCACCGCGATTGACCTTCTGCGCGAGAGTGCCCAACAGGGTGCCCTTCAGAAGGAAGTCATTGGTCAGCAGGGTCTCATCAAGGAGGCTGGCTATGAGGAACAGGCACAGAGCTACAACATCATGGCGCAGACTGCACAGACGGCTTCCGAGGAGACGGCCGCGGCTGGCAAGCAGGCTGAGCAGTTCGGTTGGATCACAGGCGGGCTCAAGGCGCTGGCGGCCGTTACGAGCTTATTCGATGTGGCTGGCGGGCCTGCTCCTAGCGGAGATGCTGGCGCTGGAGCGGGAGGCGCTGCGGGTGGCGGTGCAGGTAGTGGAGGAGCACCGTAATGCCTAATATCGAACAGCCGTATGACGCCGGCCCCCTCAAGCTTCAGCCTGACGAGACCGGGATCGAGGCGACGGCTCAGGCTGCGCGTCGGATCAATGCCGCCTACACGGAGGTAGGGCAGGCGAAGGAGAAGACCCAGGAGCAATTGGCCCGCGGTCTCAGCAACACCGTTCGCGACGCCGGCACGGCTGCACTCGACTATATGCAGCATCGAGAAATCAGCCATGGTGCCGCTGCATTCGCGACCAAGATGCAGCAGGTAACGGATGATTGGAACGATACGGTCAAGAATGCCGATCCGAACAATCCGCTGGTGGCGAAGGACTTCCTTGCGAAACTTGAACCTGATCTTCAGGAGTTCAAGCGAGGCTTCCTGACTGAAGGCGGGCAGCAGTGGGCTGAGCAGCGCCTCGATGCCTTCCGCAATCATATGTTCGAAAAGACAAGCGCGGATATGTCCACGCTTGCTCAAGATGCTGTTGCGGTCAACTTCCGACAGACCGTCAACAAGCTTTCGAACACGGCGCGCACAGATGCCTCATCAATTGGATTTCTGATCGACACCGCGCAGCACTCGATCAATGAGATTGTCGCCAGCAGCCCGAACATCAAGGGTGCTGCCGCGGCCAAGGTGAAGGCGCAGCTTACCGAGCAGGCGATCGAAAGTATCGTCCAGTCTGGCGCCATGGGTGCTATCGAGACCGCAGCCGATCCTGACGCAGCCGCTCGTGCCCTGGCCGCGAAGTACCCTCAGTATATCAATGGCGCGGAACTTCAGAAGCTAGTGTCCGCCGCGCGGCAGCAAGTTCGTATGCGCAGGTTGGAAGACACGACTGTTCAAAATCAGCAGCACACGCAGAACATCCGTGCTGCCAACAACGTAGCCAATCAAAACTTCATCGACAACACCGAAATCGACGCGGACACCGGGCAAATCCATATCAAGCCCGGCTTCTTCGAAGGCGCGCGCAAGCTGGCGATGATGCCTGATGCTCCTCATGGCTTGGCCGAGCAGCAAGTCAATTGGGGCCAAAGCCTTGTGCGCCGTGGCGACCTTCCGGTGAAGGACGAACCTGTTCGTGTTTCTGAATTGGCGCAGCGCATATTCGATCCTGATGCGCCGACGACGCGCTTGGAATTGATGAAGGCGAATGCCGCTGGCATCATGAGCGACAAGACCTTCCACCGGCTTGATCGGCTGGTGACGGAAGTATCCGCGTTGCCGAAAGACCCCGCGTTCAGGGCCGGGCTCACCGCGGCTCGACAGCAACTCATCGCCAATGTTCCAGGTCTTCCTGGTAGTCATCCGCAGGGTGCTGCGCGCTATGCTGCTTTTATTCTCGACTTCCAGGAGGCATACAGCAAGGCGAAGCGTACCGGAGATTTGCCGGCGAATGCGACCGACGCCAGCGATCCGAAGTCGATGATTTCGCAGTTCATCAAGGCGCATGACGTGCCGGCGTCGCAGAAGCTCAGTGAGTATATGCAATCGGTTCGTGAGTTGGCCGCACAGGTGGAAGTGCCGAATGAAGCCGCTGCTGGTGCTCTGCCGGCTGGCACGCCTTTCCGTATCAAGGGAACGAACCGAACCGGAACTTCGACTGGACCTGGAGCTAAGTAATGGGCGTCGTTTGGGACGATGAGAAAAAGGCTACGCCCGAGCCCGGTGGCGCAACCGAGCCACAACCCGACATTCTTAGTGGTCCGGGTGGCTATCGTTCACCGTTCGTGGGCGTCGTAGCCGATCAGCTTTCGAGCGAGAGCGGTCTCGGCCATACGCTCGACCTCTTTGGCCAAGGCGTGAAGGATGATTGGGGTACGGACAACTTTCTCGATGCCTACCAGAAGAAGCTGAAGGAGTTTGACGAGAAGGCTGATACGTCGGGCTGGCGCTCTTTGTGGCAACCGACGATGAAGGCAATCAATGAGGGTCTTACGCGCCCGGCCGCGATGACGCTCTCTGTCGGCTTGCACGGGATCACTGGCACGTTTGCAGGACTGGCGAACACTGGACCAGCCGGGCGTGAGATTGCTTCCATACCAGAAGCGTTCATGGGCAATCCCGGCAACCTCCTGATGGAGGGTGGTCTTGCCAGGATGTCGTATCAGTACCGAAAGCTGAAGCCGACGACTGATATCCTTGGTCCTCCGTCGCGAGTGACTGGTGGCATTCATGACGAGCCCAATCTTCCTGTAGCTCATGATCTTGGCGTGATTGGCCCACCGCGGCCGGCGATCACTCAAGGCACGCCGGCTGACGCTGCGAAGAATGCAGTGCAGCCGCTCGTCGCTTATCACGGCAGTCCATATTCATTCGATGCATTCTCCAGCGACAAGATCGGCACGGGCGAAGGCGCACAGTCGTATGGCTACGGCCATTACGTTGCAGAAAACCCGAAGGTTGCGGAAGAGTATTCACGAACAGTAACACAGAAACTTCTGGAAACACCGGAAGACGCTGCGGCGGCCCCCGGCAATCACTATCAGGTTCGCATCCACGCGGACCAGGAGAAGATGCTCGATTGGGATAAACCGCTAAGCGAACAGACGCCATATGTGCAAGGTGTACTGAAAACGGTAATCAAGGCCAAAGACTATGATTGGTCCAAGACAAGCGAACAGTTTCATCGTGACTTAGGCCGTGGAACAGAGGTTGACAAGTACTACGCGAAGCTCTTGGCCGACGCTGGCATTCCTGGCATCAAATACCTCGACCAAGGTTCGCGCGTTGACCCGATGGATGTGGCTGAAAAACAGTGGATGCTAGATGTTCGCAAAAATGAACATAAGGCTGATAATAGTCAATACTCCGCGGAGCGATTAAAGCAAGCACAAGATGAACTTGCTGACGCACAGAACCGGCCGACTAAAACGCGCAACTACGTCATCTTCAATGACAAGGACATCGAAATCACCCACAAGAATGGTGTGCCGGTGGCGCCGCAGCTTCCTGCCGTTCGCCGTACTTCCATGACGCCTGAGACCAATGACGCAAGTGATGAAGCGTGGCAGGCGCGTTTTGAGCAGTCGGTTTCCAAGCTGAAGACCACGGATGAGGCCAAGCAGATCATCCTCGACGCTGCCAACCGGCAGGACATGGGACCGGCCCGGCGTGGCGAAATTCCGGCCGCTCACATGGAGCAGCTTCAGATTGCTTCAGGTGCGCAGCCTGGACAGATTGACCCGCACGCGACCGGCCTTCTGCTGAAGAACGACAAGGCCACTGAAGCCGCTGTTGCCGCAATGCTCACTGCATCCGACGCTGTATCTCATGCCGCGGAAGCCTTGCGCAGTGCCTCGACCACGGAGAACCGCATCGCGTTCCAGGAAGCGATCCTGCGCCACAATATGATCGTGGATGCTGCTGTCGAGCAATACGTTGGCCGCCGCGCTCAGTGGGGCCGCGAGGGAAATTCACTCCAGAAGTTCATGGAAGCCGTCAATGACGACAAGACACTCAGTCAGCATTTGAACGAATACAACAACAGTGGCCTCACGGACCTGGACGCTTTGGCCAACAAGATAGGTCAGCTTGAGCCGCGCACGCAATTGCCGCGAATGCTCCAGGATGCCCGCAAGCCGACGTTCGCTGACGATGCGATTTGGTTCTGGCAGAACGCAGTCCTGTCAGGCCAGTTCACCCATGCCGCCTACTTCATGGCGAACAAGGGCTATGCTCTCACCGAAGCTGCGCTTGTTACTCCCGTTGCGGCCGCAATTGGCGGCGCCCGGCGTATCCTAACTGGTGCTGATCAGGAGCGAGTTCTCTTTGGCGAAACGCCTGCTGCGGTGTGGGGCATGATTGCCGGCGCCCCGGATGCGATAGTCGCCGCGGCCGAGGCGGTGAAGACTGGCGCGATGACACCGCTGCCGCGTGAGATTTCCAACGGCGTGAATTTGTTCGGAGCACGTCCGCCGATCCCCGGCACGTTCGGTAAGGTCGTCGGGGCTCCGATGGCTGTTGCATCCGGCATCCACACCTACGATCGGTTCATCGGCTATCGCTCCACAATAGAGAAGGAAGCCTATCGTCGCGCCATCAATGAAGGTCTCTCGCCCCTGAGTCAGGAATTTTGGGAAAAGCGATCGGCCTACGCCGCCTATCCGTCCGAAGCCACGATGGATCGCGCGATCGAGCATGGCGACAAGATGACGTTCACGACCGATCTTGGCCCGAAGGGAAAAGCGTTCAAGGCGTTCCTTCAGCAGTTCAAACTCGGCAAGCTGATCGTACCGTTCATTCACATTCCGGCGAACATCGTAAAGGCGGCGCAGGAGATGACACCCATTGCCGCTCTCGACAAGTCGCAAGGGATGCGTGCGGCTCTCAAGGGCGATAGTGGGCCGATCGCGCGTGACATGGCATGGGCGCGGCTCTCTGTGGGTTCAGCGGCCGTTGCGGCGGCAGTCAATTGGGGGATCAATGACGAACTGACGGGATCAGGCCCGGTCAACAAGCAGGCCCGTGACGAGTGGCTACTGACGCATCAACCCTACTCGATCAAGATCGGGGACAAATGGGTGCGCTACGATCGCACAGGTCCGCTTGGCATCCTGCTCGGTTGGGGCGGCGACCTTGCTTCCCTTGGCCACGACATCATCAAGGACCATGAGTACGAGGAGGCGGCCAACCACGTTGTCGTCTCGATCGCGCATACGCTCGTTGACGAGACCGGGATGGGGGGCCTGTCGGACATCATCCGGGCGAAGCAAGACCCGGATCATTTCGGTACCAAGTGGGTGGCCAACTTCGCCGCCTCATGGCTTCCGATGTCGTCCTTCCTGGGCCAGACCGCGGCGTGGCACGATCCGTTCATGCGCGAGACCCACGGCATGATCGAGGCGCTGAAGTACAAAATCCCCTACGTGCGCGAGAGCCTGAAGCCGTTTCGGGACTGGTCGGGTATGCCTCTCCATAATCCGCACGAGACCGCCCTGCTGCGCTCGACCCCTGTGAACCAGGACCCGGTGGACCTGGAGATTGAGCGCCTGCAATTCCACCCGACGCGGGTGCCAAATTACATCGGTGACCCACAGAAGGGCACGGCCGTCACGCTTGGCGAAGACCTGTACGACGAATACCAGAACCTCGCCGGCCCTGTTACCCGGTCCATGCTGATGCCGCTGGTGACCTCGCCGGGGTTCCGCGAGGCTCAGCCCTTCGTTCGAGAGAACATGATCCACATGGCGATTAAAGAGGGCCGCCGTCAAGCAGCCGTGGCCATGCAGGCGCGTTACCCGCAGATCATCCAGCAAGGGGTCCAGCAGAAGATCGACGCTATAACGCGCCCGGAGGAGCAGCATAAGCCCTTGACAAAGCCCAAGCTGGAGCCCTAAAATGGCACATGTTCGGCGAGGAAATTGAATGGCTACACAAGCTGATACCGCGGCCGTGATCGCGGCCGAAGCGGCCGTCAAAGCGGCCACGCGATCGGAAGCCACAGGAGCGGATATCCAACGCAGCCTAGGCCGCGTGGAGAGTGATGTCCGTGCGATCCTGATTACGATCGCGGAGACCGCGCACCGGCATGAGGAGCGCCTGAACAGTCACGATGTCCGCCTGCGCGTGCTGGAGTGGAAGACAGCGTGGCATACTGGCGTCATGGCTACGGTAGCCGCTACCCTGAGCCTAGGTGGTGCATACATCGGTTGGCTGTTTCGTCCCCACTGACGCCTCGATTTCCTTCTCCAGCAACGCCAGCGCCCGCCACGCAACTTTGGTGCTATGTCGTACCCCATCCGTGTCGATTGTCCCGCGTTCGATGAAGTGACGCATCAGGCAATCGGCTTCATCCGTGGACTTCTCTCGCGCCCAATGCAACGGCTGACCTGGATTGTGCTGGTCATTGCCGATGCGCGATAGCTCAGCTACCGCGGCAATCGCCTTCGGGAAGTAGTCGATGAACCCGGTAGCGATCGGGATTGCCTTGCGTGCTTTTGCATCGCCCGGCAGGACGAACAAACCCGGCGGACCATAGTTCACGGCACCAGGACGTGTATCAAGTTCTTTCTTCATTACAGATACCTCAGTTCGAGACCCAGAGCCATTCCGGTTCGCATCTCTGCGATTGCACCCTTGCTGCCCTGCCATCCCGGCAGCAGCGCGATGACTTCGGCGTGCGCGCAAATCCATGCCATGTCTTCACCGAGAGCTTCACGCAAGCTGAAGCCGTGTTGTTTTCTCGCGTGCTCCTCCGATCCAGTCACGTTGCCGGCAGAGATGTCAGTGCCATGACGTTGATTGTCGCGTTCTGCCGGCGAGAAGACTTCGTGACCTTCCGCGCGCAATTTCGCCGCAGCAGCATGAAACGCCGGAAAGTTGAATAACGGCTTGCCCCGCATAGGGCCGGCTAGATAGATTTTACTCATGACGCAACTCCTCTAGCAACGCATCAAGGGTGAAGAAGACGCCGGTGGCGAACAGGTACATCACGTCCCAACGATCCGGCTCTTTATCGAACAGGACGTATCCCTTCTTGCCCTTGCCGAGCATGAAGCCAAGTTCGAGATGCGCGGACTTACCAGCCGGCGCAACCAGTATGCCCGTGTCGCAGATCGACAAATGCCGAAGGTCGAAGTGGAACGTGTTCTTGGCCGCGGCACCGCCGAGGGCGTCCTGGTAGCTGCGACCCCTGAGTGTTTCATATTTCTGCCACTCATCATCAGCATGAGGCCCTGCGCCATGCCAGTCATCGAACACATCAAAACCTTCCTCGCGCAGCTTGCGGCCAAGGAGAGGGACAGCCGGCGTGCGCAGGGAGCCGATGAGATAGATCATTGTGTGTACCCTGTTGCTACGAGGGCTTTACGCACAAGGTTCCAGACATGCTGCTGAAGACGCGGATGCCTCTCAACTTTTCCTTCGTGCGAAACTGTTCGTCGGCCCAAAGCTGCGCTGTCACGCCCATTAAAAGTTTGCACCGCGTAGTCTCCTTTACTGCCGCTTTCGTTACAGGCGATATTGGAGATGTGCATTCGTGCAAGTTCAGTGACTTTATGTGTTATGGCTGAATGTAACTCGACACGGACCACGATCATTTCCTGGTCTCCCATGTACACCACTGCGCGGTATCAGCAGCCTTGCGCTTGTCGTCAAGATAGATCGGCCACTGCGCGGTGACACCGTGGCGCTGGTGGATGAACCATAGCGCCTGACAAGGACGACTGTATGGCACGCGCAACATCAGGCGTGCATATTCGTCGTAGCCCTTGAGCGATCCGTTCACCATCACCGGCACGGCGTCACCACGCGGAATATAGGTGTGGTAGTGCCCCATCAGGAGCGTATCGAAGTCCCGGCCTATCTGCGCTTCCGAACGCCCAACTTTCGTAGCTCCTCGTGCAATAGGCCCAAGCGCACCGATGATGCCGTCGCCCCCTTTGACCCCAAGAGTGTCGCCATGTGTGAGGAGGAAACGATGCCCGAGCACAGAGAAATAGGCGTCCGTCTCTCCTGGAATGCTGAATTGAATGCGCTTATCGTTTCGGAAGTAGAGTTCAAGCTGGCAGTAGAGGTTCCACTCATAGCTCTCATACACCCTTCCTTTGGCACGAGGCTTCAGCGTCGTGCGACCGTGGTTGCCCACCACGCAGGGTACGAACACCTTCCCGAACCTGTCGGCCAGGAGCGTCAGGCCGGCGATGAGTTGCTCTTGGACTTCCAGGAGTGCTTGCTGAACGTAACCGTCGTTCGTATCGCGAAGTTCCTCGTGGATGGCTCCTCCAATAATGTCGCCACCAAGAGCAACAACGATGCCAGGGTAGTCAGGATTGACCATGTGATGAAGCGTAAGATCAAGAGTAATGTCCAGCAGGCGCTTGAAGCGCACTTTAGCAATCTCTCGATCAAACCCATTGACGCCTCCAACCTGTGCCTTGTCGATCTTCTCGCCCCAATGGAAGTCCGACCACATCGTCATTGGTACGCCGGGCAGGGTCGGAAGCCGCAGCTTGCTGATCCATGCCGGTGGATCGGGGGTCATCTCCTTGAGACCGTAGATTTCCTTGCGAACCGTAGCCGCAGTCTCGTTGTGCTTCTTGATTTGCGCTAGTTCGCGCTCCAGGAGCTTTAGCTTGGTCTTGAGTTGGCCCTCAACATCGACCACCTTAGTCGTGGCGGTAAGCCCGCGGGCCTTGGCGGTGTTCACACTTGTACTCATCGCCGGCCGACCGATACCAAGGAAATTGGCTGCGGCGGTTACGCTGCCATGTTCTTTCACGAGTTGAAGCCGAGTGACTAATTCAGCGTCGGATAATCGTTCTGTGCTCACAACAAGGTTCCTTCGCGTAAAATCAACAGGTCCAGAAGATCATCCATTCGCATCACCACGATCCAGTCTTTGCGGTTCTTGCGGTGTGCGACGACAGGCATCTTGTCTACACCATCGCGTATCGCTTGGTCAAGCCATTTGTACGGGTTGCCCGACTGCACACGCTTGACTTCGAAATGGACGCCAGTGAGTGACGAGCATACCACATCAGGATTGTCTTTGTTACCGGAAAATTGCTGACCTCGGCGCGCATCGAGCCCCTTGGCCTTGAGCACGGCAGCGAATTCAAGCTCCCCGACCTTGCCCTTCGTGCGGCTGTTGATCTTACCCATGATCGAGCGCATCCGCAAGCTCACGTAGCATTCTGGACACAAGTGGTGCAGGAAAATCAGGTTCACTCGTTACCTGTTGGATAGCAAGAACCTTCCTTGGTTCATTTGTGAAAATTGAAATCTTGAGTGCAAGCAGGCCGGCATCAATCATATGTTGCTCGGCTCTTACCATGCGAACAGTTTTACCGCGATAAGAATTCATTTTCGATACCGATCTCCTTGCCAAGTTTCAACCGCGATCGGGATGCCAATATGTTTCACCCAATCAGGAACATCCTGCATGATTTGCTGAAACGCTTTCTCGTCGGCATCCGCGGCCAAGGGTTCGGACACGATTTCGTCGTGGACCTCAAGGCAGATCGGGAAGCCGTTCTTCTCCAGCTTGAACATCGCGTTCGTCATGATGTCGCGCTCGATCCCCATGACGACGTTCTCGGTAAGCTGGCCGCCGAAAGCGTGGATTGTTTTCCAGACGCCCATCTTCTGCGCTTCATAGGTGAAGCCCTTGCGCACGTCCGTCTCATCCCACGGCATTGCGCGCCGCACCGGACGCGGGTTCGCGTACCACATCTTACGACCGCTAGGTAAGCGTGCAGTCAACCATATGTCTTCAAGACGGTACTCGACGCCATAGGCTTGGTGCGGAGTTTTGTCCCACACCGTGTCAATCGCAGCATCCTGAAGCCCATACCAAAGATAAGGCACTCTTGGAGCCCACTCTTTACGATAGACATGGACGACATTCTCCGCGAATTCGATCGGCTGCGCCTTGCAGTATTTGACATGAAACTTCGGTGCCCCCATCTGGAAGCCAAGGCCAAGGACCGAATTCTTTCCGTCCTGCCGTTCGGCTTTGTCCTTCTTCGTGATCGGCCGCTTGTGTATTTGCGACCCCATGTCGCAATAGATGTCCTGGCCGGCGGCCATGATGGCGCACTTGTCGTGTTGCCCGGCTACGGCAAGGACTGTGCGAGCCTGTATGCCAGCAAAATCACCACTGAGTAGGACCCGATCGCTATCAGCAATGATAGAATGGCGTAAACCCGACACGACAGTTTCGACGGCGGGTCCAATGAGCATCTCGACATATTCATGGTCTCCTGTCATGATCGCTTCAACGACTAAATCGACAGACGGCGCTTCGCCATCAACCTTTATTGTGCCGCGGGGGAAGTTTTGGGGCTGTAGGAGCCGGCCGGCGGATCGACCTGGACCCGTGCCGTGATACTGAAGAAGCCCGCGAGCACGTCCGTCAGCACACACGCAGGCTTCCATGCGTGCGAGCTTCTTGATGGATGCTGACCCAATAAGTTGGCGTATACGCAGAGCCCGGCGAACGTCAGCAGGTAGAGCAGAAGGAGCAGGGCTATCCGCGTCGTCATATTCATCTCCATCAATGTTCTCACCAAGAACTTCGACCAGTGTTTCCTTCTGGAGGTTCGGAAGATGCACGCCTTTGGCCTCGCACCAGTCGATCAGCTTTGGACTGCCGATCTTGGCTAAGCCGGTGATGGTTTGGAATTCTCTAAGCAGGGGGTCGCTTGCAAGGTCCACAATTCGCTGGCATGATCGTATATAATCGAGGTCGAGGCGGACACCCCGCTCATTGATACGTTGATTGAGGAGCCACACTGATCTTTCGCCAGGAGGGAGCCATCTGATGCGATTGTGAAGCTCCAGTTCCTCGGCAACGTCAAGATCACAGTACGCATAGCTTCTCTCCAGGTTTTCATCGGTGCGCGCGAGCGAGCCGGTCTTTTTGTCCGCCTTGGAAAACCCAAGCGTGATCTTGCGACCGTCCATGTCCTTCTGCGCGTGCAGGCCAAGGAGCGGTCCTACGTCTTCAAGCGCCTGCGGCAACACCTTCATGGCACAGACCGCTTGCGTGTCATGCCAGCGACTATTGGGGATATCGGGGAAGCCGAACATCGGCACCATTATGTTCCGCCAGATGGCTTTTTCGAACGACGCATTGTGCGCGATGAAGATTACTTTATCGTCTTCAGCCAATGATAGCAAACGTCGGTTATCTTGCCCTGGTATCCAACGTTCGCTATCACCGCCTTCAACGCTGAAACTGAAGACGATAATCTCCGTGGTCGGGCATTCCGAATAGCGCCACGCTCCCGCCTTCTTCAAGTCGGTCTGGCTGGCCGTTTCGAAATCTCCTACAAGCCACGGAAGGGGCATTCAGGCTCCAGATGAAAGGTGAGCCGGCGCGGTGATTAGCTCCTTTCACCGCGCCGGCTCGAACGGCATTGGGCAAGTCTTTGCAGCCCGCAGCCGACTTCAGAAGGAGATATCGTCCGACAATTCCTCGGAACCAGCGGTCGGGTCTTCGGCCGAAATCTGGCCGACATAACCCTTGAATGTCTCCGCAGCCGAGGCACCGCCCGACAGACGATCACCCTTGTTCGTGGACAGCACGCTCTGGAGATACGCTGTCACACCGTCGTTCTCGCCGTCCTTGATCGCATCATACGCGACGAAATTGAACAGCGCAAGGGACTTCACACCGAAGTAGAACTGGCCCTTGAATGCTTCCTTGTTGCTGCCGTCAAGATCGACGATCTTGCCATTAGCGATCACCGCAAGGTTGGGCGCATACTTCGACGCCGCCTTGAGCACTAGATGACCCTTCTGGAAATCGCCCTTGTGGTCATCATCCTTGCTCGCCGCCTTCAGCTTGGCAACGCGCTTGTCGCACAGCTTGTCACCCGACGTGAACGGCAGCTTCAGCTTGCCGGCCTTGTAATCGCCGGCAACGTCTCGGCCCGGCCACTTCGCCTTCGCGACTTCCAGGACTTTGCTCTTGATGCCGGCCATGTCGGGATGAGCCGGGTCGATCGCGAACAGGAACGAGGCGCCGTACTTGGCTTCCCCCTGCTCCTTTCCGTTGCGCTTGAACTTGGCCGGCTCCAGGAGATGCGGGAACGACATCACCGCGGGAACCGTCAAGCTGAACATTCCAGTCACTTCACTCATTCTCAGTCTCCTAGCCCATCAGGGTATTAATGTGGCCTTAGTCAGTCCTCATGCCACAACAATCAATCGCTTCTAGAGTACCGGCCAGGGAGGCTTCTCCTCAGTGCTGCGCGACTTTCGACATATAGCAGACCTGTCTCAGTCTGTCAAGCGTTTGCGGATGTTCAAGTCGAGCACCGCGAAACGCCCGTTCTGCCCCTTCTGGATCGAGGCGAAGCTGACATCAATGCCCATGCGGTCGGCCTTGGTCATCGCGTCGGCCAAGGAACCGGCTGCGTTGCGAAGTTCTTGCGCCATCTCGTTATCAGACGGCAAATTCAGATTACGTTCGTTGGGCTTCATGTCAACCTCCGGGATGAATGACTTTATGTTGCTGGTTCAGCGCGACCTTCACACCGGTCATGCCCAAGATTGCGATAGCAGTCTCGATCGCTTTCTCGCGAGTGAGACCGATACCTTGACCGTTGACCTGGATCACAATCTCGCCCGAAAGCGACTTTCCGACGCGGATGCGGCTCTCCTTGGCTATACCAGGAAGGATAAACGGTTGGTTCATAGGGCCTCCACGGCGGCTTTGAATGTTTCGAGAGTGCTCGCGACCTTCACGGCCGATCGCTTATCAGCATCGAGCGCAACGGTCAACCCCGTGACTGGCGTATAGGCATACTCGTGCGCGAACGCCTTGGCCGCGGAACCGATCTTCTCAAGTTCGGCCGGTGATTTCATCTCAGGAACCGTCATCGCGTCAGGACCAAACTTGGCAACCGCGATGGCCGGCGCTTCGGTTTTCCAGACGCGATTGGCTTTCTTCTGCACCAGCTTCACCCCTGGCACAAGACCCCCGGAATTGAGCCGGCGGAAGGTTTCGTCTTCCATCGCCTTGAGGTAAGACTTCACCGCAGCCGTGTACTGATAGCTGCGGCCAAGGCTATCGTCGTTCAGGTGGACAACCTGCTTCGGGTCGCACGTCATAGCGGCGGTGAACAGCGAAGTCATCAGGGGGCAGACCAACTTCGCAGGACAGAAGCGGCACCACGGGCCGGCGTTCAGATCGTTGTCGAGTTCGGTTCGCTCCATCGCCGGTCGGAGAGTGCCTTCGGCCCATTGTCGAATAGCATCCGCTGATGTTTCCCACACGCGCACCACCCCGTCAGGGTGAAAACCGCGCGGCTGGACAATCCCAATGTTGACAGTTTCAACTTCGGGATGGTGACGCAGGAGACCATAGGCGTAGTACATGAGTTGGGGATTGAATTCGACATCAACCGCGATCCCTTCTCCATGCTTGTAATCCCTGATCCACATCTTCGTCGTCAGCACATAGCCGCGATCTAGCGTGCCATAGAACGACGTGTGGAATTCCGGCGCGTCGATCCCGAATTCGTTGTAGACCTGACCGCCGGGGTTCTCCTCCACAATGCGCCGGCATTCGTCCAGATAGACCTGGACAGCACCAGTCATCTCGATGTCAGCTACGTGCTGGCCGTGCTTCTCACCAATGCGTTCCCAAGCCTCGATATTGTTGATGAGGCAATGGTGGCCAAGATCATGGGCTGCAGTGCCGAGCGATCGGTACTCAGGCTCATCGCTTTCGGGGAGCTTCAGTTCTTTGAGCAGGGCTACGGACCCGGCGCAATTCATCCAGCGTTCGGCGCCAGATGCGCCTAAAGGCGAGTGGGCAGGACGGACTTCTGTGCTCATGGGCTTCTTCCTCAAGAGGAAAGCAGGTATCGTTATGTCTATGTCCATTTACCCATGCCGAGGGGCTTCTCAGATGATAGGGAGAGGCGTTATCCCTCTAGGAATTCGCATCCTAGCGCCCCTGCGACATGGGACCAGCCGTGCAGGCTGATTACGCAACTACGTCCGATGCGGAAAGCATAGGCTGGCGCGCTTTCTTTGACCTATGGTCTTTATCCCCGTGCCGACCGACGGAGACCTATGCTCTCCGCAACCGTATTACGTCATCGCCTCCAACTTCTTCAGGAAGTCAGCGCGAACATCCTTCGGCAGCTTCGCACAAGATGCCACTGCGCCAGCCGGAAAGTAGCTCGCGATCAGGGCACGGATCATGCCCGGCGCTTCGCCCTGGTGCGTCTGCTTGAGCTTGGCGTTCTTCTTCGTCACCGCGTCGGTGATGTCGCGATCGGTGATGTCCTGCGCAGCCGGCGCGATGTCACCGAGCAAATCATCATCTTCCTGCGCCGGATCGACACGGGCCTCCCCGGTGCTGATGTTTGCCTTCGCCGGATTGCTCTCGTCCATCTTCGCCTGATGACCCTTGGCGTCGTCATCGAGCGCAGCCGGGTCCACAGGCACCCTCGGCGGGCGACCGGGTTTGCGCTTCTCAGGCTCAGCCTTCGTGTCCTTGGCGTTCATCGCCGCAGCCGCAGCTTCCTTGTTCCCGCCAGGACTAGCCGTAATGGCGGTGCCTTGTCCAACTGACTTAGGCTCGGAAGCTGCGACTGCGGACTTCGCGATCGGCTTGAGGCCGACCATCTCGTGCGCCTTGTCACAGGCGACCTTGGCCGCAAGATCGAGGAGTGCAGCATGATCCTCGCCCTCCGCGACTGCGAACGTGATTTCGACTTCAGCCTTCTTGCTCTCGTATTGAGCCGGCTGAACAGTGCGGCCGTATACGACCCGGCCTCCAGTGATCTGTCCCAATTTATCCTCCAGTGAATGAGCCGCGGGGATGGTGCCCCAAGCGACATCGCGAATACGCCAGTTTCAGGAAGGTCCGGGACGCTTCAGTTTGCGGCCGTTGCTTCCCGCATCCTGTCCGCCCACGCGGCCAGCCCATCACGTTCGCTTAGCCGATTTTTTCGCCCGTGTCAAGCCATTTGGTGTCTTGAGCGACCCGGCCTTGATTTGTTTCTTGCGGCGCTTGACAGCGCGCGGGCCATTGAGCCCGTTCTTCGCGTATGCCGCAGCCTTCTCCTCACGCTTCATCTTGCGCAGGATTGCGCGTGTGGCAATTGCTGCTGCCCGCCGTGCGGACCTGTAGGTGTATGCTGCTCTCATGCTGCCTCCTGCAATAGCGCACCATCGCGCATTGATCCACCGTGACCGCTAGGGTCGGGCTGGTTTGCGGCGTCGAGCAGCCATGCGGCTCGCGCCCAACAGCCATTCAGATTTATCATGTTCTGCCGCGTCGGATCAGAACGCAAGCACTCGATCCAACCGGCAAGTTCGTCGGCACATGAGCGCAACTGTATGCGCTTGTTTTCGTCGCGGCAGTTCTTCGCGGCTTCGCGCATCTCAAGAAGGAAGGTCATGCGATCCTCCGATCAAGCACTTTATGCGTCGTCTGAAGTTTCCTCAGTGAAGTCGAGAGAACTTTCTCCGCAAACGATCCCGGAGCTACAAAAATATCACCCTGTACTTGGCGTGTCTGACCGCCGCGATCCAATCTATCGAAGGCTTGCTCGTTGTCGGAAGGGGTCCAGGACGGCTCAGCAATGAGAGCGTGGTTCGAGACAAGCTGTAGCCCATCGGTGCCTACTCCCATCGAAAGAAGGTTACCGAGGCAGATTTGGCAAGAAGCGTCTTCAATAAACTTCTTTACGCGAGCTTCTTTCCGCACTGCCCCGGTGCTCCCATCTATACGCACCAGACCGTATTTGTCAAGGGCATGTTGCAAAATATCCATGACTTCGGTGTGCCACGCGAACAGAACCAGCTTCTCCTCCCCGCCCTGGAGCAACATGGAAACGTAATCCGCGACCTGGGGCGCCAGAGCTACACCCATCTGCCGGCGCACCACCGAAATGTGGCCCAGGGTCTCGGCGTCGGCGCCCTCAAGGCTCTCCGGGTCGATGTCGAGCAGCTTCTCAGCCGCTAGCGCCTGCTTGACCGGGCCGGTTTCCTTGACCTGGATCAAGTCATAGATCGGCATCTGAAGCTGCGGCATGACATCGCGCTTGAGATGCCGCGTCATGAAGTTGGCCCTCAGTCTGTTTTGGAGTTCGCCATGGCGACCAGCACGTTCGTCAATGAAGATGATATTGCGGCCAGTTTGAGGGTCAATTCTCTCACGTCGCATGGAGGGATTGAAACGCTCCCGAAAATGATCTTCCGACATCCAGTCGATAGCGTCAAAACATAGACCGCGAGCGAGCGTGTAAGCCTCGCGTGGTCGGTTGGGAAGCGGGGTGCCTGTGAGAGCAAGAATTGCTCCGCAACGCGTTGCAAGTGCTTCAAACGCAGGTTTGTCTCCACCGCCAAAGATCGCGCGAGTGCGCCAGCTTGTGTTCTTTTTGACATAGTGTGCCTCATCAATGATGAGAAGATCGTAGGTGCCCTTCGCAAGAGCCTTGCCGATGGCCTCAGTGCGAGCGAGTTCGTAGCTCACGACTGTCCATTGCGCTTGCGGATGTACGCCATGGCGGCTATGTGTAATCGGGTGGATCACGTAAGGCCAACGCATCGTTGTCCACTCGCGTATTCGCTTCACCCATTGGAGACGAATTGATGCAGGGCAGATAACCAAAACTCTCTTAGCTCCGATTTCGTTAGCAAAGCAGATTGCGATAGGCGTTTTGCCAAGCCCTGGTTGATCGCCAACGAGAGTATTCTGCCGCCTGAGGGCGTACTCAAGGTCAGCTTTCTGAAAGGGCCACAACTCTCTGTCAGGAGGACATTTGATATGTGCGCTGCTTTCTGGCACCCATGAGGCTTCGATTTCCGAGAGGATGCCATGGAGTTGCTCCTTCGCCTTCGGTGTCGCGTGCTTGCCAAACGAAGCCGCACAGTATGGCTCTTTGGTAAACAGGACTGCTTCACCCGCGGATGAAGCCGGAAGCGAAAGGTCTAGCCCATGATCCCGCATGAGGGGCTGGACATCGACGCCTTCGCTTCGGCTCACCCGCAGGATGAAAGACTTGCTGGCCTGATTGTAGTCCAGTTTCACGCCTCAGACCTTGTGGCCGAGCTTCTTCAGCGCCTTCTTGAGCGCGTCCACTTCCGCCACGTAGCTGGCTTCCGTAGCATGCTGCATGCACAGACCACTCTTGTAGCTCGCGATCGTGCTACGCGTAGACGCGAGAAGGCTCTCCTTCGATTTCAGCGCGTCCGCGAGCAGCTTGATTGGAAGCGTGAGGGGCTTGTCAACGGTCGGTGCAGTCATGGGGTTCATCTCCAGATCGAAAGGAAGGACCGGGATTGGTCCTCGTGGCATCAGGTAGTGGGACGGAACGCGCCTCGTCTCATAAATCTCCATCTGATTGCGGGCGTTGGCAGCGCGGATGTCAGGCAAGTACTTCATCACTGGACCGACATCGTAGCTCAATTGGCGTTGCGCGCGTTCACAGACCTCACAATAGTTATAGCCGCACGGATACCGAGCCATCAGGCGGCCGTGGACGGAACCACGCTCCAGCCCTGATGCCGCGGACGGCCATCGGTGTGAATGCGATCGAAACGGATCGAATTCATCCGCGTGTTGCCCTGATAGGTCGCGTACCAGTCGCCGTCGCGGATCGTTGTTGCGATGACCGTCACCCGTTCGTCCTGCCGGCGCGGATCGTTGTTGCGCAGGATCGTGCCGACCTTGATCTTGTCGATATCTTCCATGTCATCCTCCAGTGTGAAGCGCGTCAGAAGTGCTTCGGGTCGAAGCCGTGATGCTTGCATACGCGCGCTGCAAGTTTCCAGAATGTTTTCGTGTGCTGAGCCAGTGTCGCCATTCCGGCCTGACGTTCGTGAAGGTGGATCATCTCATGCGCCAGCGTGATGAGCATCGAGTAGGTGTGGCCGTGCGTGTTGCCCGACAGGCGGATGCGATGCTGCCCCTTCGCATTCTTGTCGTAGCTGCCATGCAGCGCAGTCGAGCGCATGACCTGGAATTCAACGTCTTCTCCTTCGGGCAAATTCCACTTGCTGAAGGGCGGCGTAGTGCAGAGGAAGTCGTAGGCCGCCCGCAAAATTTCCGGGGTCAGGGGCAAGGACATTGACTTCCTCCAGCGTGTGTGTCATATAGCCGTGTCGAGGGCATCTTGTCAAGATCAATTCTACACCAACACGCACGAAATTTAGCGCAAGCCGGCTGGCCCGTGTTCCCCTGTGTGGCCAACGGGAAGGCCCCCGCGTGCGAGAACGGATACAAAGATGCGACCACTGACATCACTACGGTTGACGCATGGTGGTTGCAAAATCCAAATTTCAACATCGCCATATGTCCTGAGCGATTGGGTCTCTGCGTTGTTGATGTTGACCCTGGCGCTGCGCCATTCGATTTTGCTCCAACATATGCTGTTGCAACCCCAAGAGCCGGGCGGCACTTCTATTATGAAGGGTCTCTGCCTCCGACCGCCAGCCGAATTGCGGACAAGATCGACACGCGCGGGCAACGTAGCTATGTGTTGGTTCCTCCATCGATCGTAAACGGGAAACCCTATGCCCTCATCGAAGATCGAGACTTCGCTCCCCTCCCTGATGACATCAAGGCTCGCGTTGCGGCGCGAAGTGACCCGGCTAAGGCTTCTGTACAACAACTCGATCTTCCTGCCAACATTGCACGCGGACGAGATAGATGCCGCGCTCTCATACGCGGAGGATTTGCTGCTGTCCAGGGACGCGGAGGCGATGCGCAAACATACGCAGTGGCTTGCGAGCTACACGACCTTGGACTTTCAAACGATGCAATTGCCAAATTGATGCTTGAGGAATATAATCCTCATTGCGTTCCGCCTTGGCCTGCCGATGAGTTGCGCGTGAAGATACAGAACGCGAGCCATTACGCGCAGAACGAAGCGGGCGCATGGGCGAGCGCGCCGGCTGCGGAGACCTTCGGGCATGTCCTCGACAAGCTGCCCAAGGAGACCGAGCCGGTGCGCCGTTCGCCCTTCTATGCCGAAGACGATGACGAACAAGATAGCGCGCCTGATCCCACATGGGTTATTCCCGACCTGATCCCCGAGGCCAGCACGGTCCTAATCATTGGCGCGAAGGGCAGCTTCAAGAGTTTTGTAGCACAAGAACTGCTGATGGCTATCGCAGCCGGGAAAGAGACGTTTGGCCACAAGCCTCTGCGCCAGGGCGCGACCTTTTACGGCGCCCACGAGGGCCGCAACGCCATCAAGAAGCCACGCAAACGCGCGTGGAAGGTCGCGCACGAGATTGAGCATAAGCTACCTTTCTACGTTATGCGAGCACCACAGATTAAGAGTATTGAGCAGTGCGACGAGTTCCGCGAACAAATCCGCGTCCGCTTGCGTGAGACCACAGTGGAAAACAAGATAGCCGGCATCGTTCTAGACACCGTGGCCAAGTGCATGGTCGGGCTCAATGAAAACGATGCGGGTGATTGCGGGCTGTTCAGCGCCTTCTGTGACAGCCTTCGCGATGAGTTTGAATGTCCCGTCATCGCCCTGCACCACTTTGGTAAGGATGAGGCGCGTGGTGGTCGTGGTTCCTCGGCGCTTCCAGCTAACTTCGATACCGTTGTCGTATGTAAGCGACATGAGAAACTCCTTACGCTAGAGGTTATGGTTCAGTATCACAAGGACGCGGACGAACCTGACGCGCCGTGGACGTTCGAAGGACGCGCAATCGGAGGATCGCTTGTATTCTTTCCCACCACTGCGGAAGCCCATAGGCTCGCAACCGCCGCGCCTGAGCTATTTGAAGCTCGGAAGGTCGGGGCCGCGCTCCGAAACCTGAATGCGATCGGTGCCGAACAAGGTGTGACATCAACAGTGCTTGCGGCTGCATTGATTGCTCCAGTCAAGGACGAAAGCGCCGAAGCGCGTCACGCGGTGGTAGAGCGCGCCAGCCGGACATTGACCAAGCTGGCGCGCACGAAGCTGGAAGCTTATTGCGTCCGCTCAGGACGCGAGCTACTTTGGTGCCTTCCTAGCAGCAATCCTTCCGAGTGATTGGCTTTCCATTCAGCCACTCGAATATCCTCGACCACCACGTCCGCAAGTGCGGATCGCCTACGCGCGGAAGATTGCGCTGCATTCGGAGAACGCGGTTGCGCGCCTCTTGTTCCATCTTATCCGCGCGATCATTCATGCTGGCGCCCCTGTGATTGCACGTGAGACCATTCCCACGTTTACATCGCCTACAGCCAAGGCGATTTCCTGGTAGCTGGCATCCGGGAAGCCTTCCGCGAATTGCCGGATTTCCTGACGCTTAGCGTCAGTGAGTTTCAGGCGATGTGCCGCTTTGCGCACCGGCTTGCGCCGATGGAGCGCATCCGCTAGCTCGCGCAATTCGTCAGCTACGGCAGGATTGCCGACATACTTGCCCGCAATGACGCGCAAGCGTTCCCGGATTTCAGGGATGGTTGGCATTGAAACGCCCTCCGCAGTGTGGGCAAGTGATCGGCTTAAAGCCAGCCGCTTGAGCCTCGACGTTCGCTTCGCGCGGCGCGTGCCACAACCAAGGGCGCACCAGTTTAGCCGAATGCCTGAGCTTGCGCTCCGGGCCACGATGGCAGCAATCGGCCAAGCCGCGCGTCGTCAACGCGGCCAAAGCTTTGAAGATGCGCTTGCGCGCCGTGACCCCTTCCCCGCGTGCCCATTCCTCATGGTAGAGCGCGTCCACTAGATCGGCCGTGCTCAAATCCCCATCAAGCATGGGATTATGATCCAGGTACGCGCGGGCCATGCGCGCGACCGTGGCGTAGGCGTCCTGCCATGGCACGTTAGACGCCATGGCCGTGTCCCAATCAAATGGCGTCATTGGAACCTCGCAATCGCATCCGCTATTGCCCAAGCTGTTGTTAGTACAGCAAGTAATGTAAGCGGCCATTTAATCATTTCATATACCCCCTGATCTTGGCAACCTCAATCATGTTGCGGATGATTGCCATGGTTTCCTTACCTAATTTTGTGCCCTTGCGCGTTGCGTTCCAATGGGCGCGAGCTTGCTTGATGGGGAAGTGCCGACAACCGGCTTTCACCATCGGCTCTTTATCGCCCGTGAGGTTCTGGAGAAAGAAAGCATGGCCGTCAGCACGCGTCAGACCTTGAATAATCCATTGTTTGCCCAGGTCCGCGCCCTCCAGGTCCGCGCCCTCCAGGTTCGTGCCCTCCAGGTTCGTGCCCCTCAGGTCCGCGCCCTTCAGGTACGCGCCCCTCAGGTTCGCGCCCCTCAGGTCCGCGCCCTTCAAGTCCGCGCCCTCCAGGTCCGCGCCCTTCAAGTCCGCGCCCTCCAGGTCCGCGCCCTCCAGGTACGCGCCCCTCAGGTCCACGCCATAGAGTGAGTTGCGAGCCTTTACGACCGCTAGAATTTCAGCGCGTGTCATTGTGTTGCCCGTTCATGGATGGTTGCGGTTCCGACTTGCGAAACGAATATGGCTAGCTGATCCGGAAACAACTCGAATGCAGCGGCCAAGAGCTTGTCCTTCACGGTCGGCTCGCAAGCGACTTGAAAGCCAACCATTTCATCGCGGTAGGTCTTGCCCTTGTCGAGCCAAACCCCTAGCGCGGGCGGTTTCTCCGTATATCCGCCAGCTAACTCCAAGGCGCGAGCGCACCATGCGGCTTGTGCTTGCTCGGTATCCTTGCCGGAATTGTCGCGTGCCGGCAACGCGATTTCATAGAGGTTCATGGCTGTAACCCGCACGCGCGCAAGAAACGATCGCGTTGAAAATTGCCGTTGTCCCGGCTCAATGCCGTGGCGAAGTTTTCCACGGATTGTTCCCACTGATATCGAGTGCCCTCCAACATCCCTTCAACAGGCTCAAGCGCAGCAAGCGTGCGCGCGATGAATTCATAGTGACGACGTTGGAACATGGCTTTGCCCTCCTAAGGCTTTGCGCTGGCGAATACCAATAGCGTGGCCTAACACGCCATGGCGTATTCGTCAATAGCCGGCTTGCTTGCGGGCTTGTTCGCGCCGCTTTTCGGCACAGTAGTCCAAGGCTTGCTGGTGCATCTCCTCGATTGCACGTTCGGCCTTGACCGTGCGCGCCGCCGACATCTCCCGGCAACGCTGATTATCGTCGTCGATGATTGCTTGCAGGTCACGCATGGTGATTATCCCTCTTTGCACGCTTCATTTTCAATACTCCTCCGCTTCCTTACGGGTTAAAAAGAAGTGTATGCCATGGGTGCAGTCGATGCGAATATCGTCGTCGTACTTGTCCGGGCGCACCGTTTGACCGACGATATAGCGCAGTAACGCGTCATGCATCCCTACTTGTTCGCTGATTTCCGCACCGTCCAAACCAGTGATCGCCAGCACTTCCACATATTCGGCACGACACTTGCGCCCAATAAGCGAAATAGTGCGTTTGGCTTCCTCCGGGATGCGAAGTTTCGCGATTGCGCCGCCAGTCAGTTTTTTCCAAACAATAAGTGAACCCTCCGGGATTTGAAAATCGGGCAAATTCGCGCCACTCAGGTTCGCGCCACTCAGGTTCGCGCCCCTCAGGTTCGCGTTCCACAGGTCCGCGCTCCCCAGGTCCGCGCCCCTCAGGTTCGCGTTCCACAGGTTCGCGCCCCTCAGGTTCGCGTTCCACAGGTCCGCGCCCGTCAGGTTCGCGCCCTCCAGGTTCGCGCCCCTCAGGTTCGCGTTCCACAGGTTCGCGCCCGTCAGGTACGCGCCCTTCAGGTTCGCGAACCTCAGGTCCGCGCCATAGAGTGACTTGCGAGCCTTTACGACCGCTAGAATTTCAGCGCGTGTCATGGCTTTTGCTCCAGAGTTAGAACGGGATTTCACCCACAACAATCGGCACAGTGAATTGCCGGTTCCGTTGCGACTTTGGCACAATGGAAGTCAGATGTAAAGCGGAAATTTCATCGGCAGTTATGCCGTAGAATTCCGCCACATCCTTGCACCAAACATTCCAATAGAATTCGGCTTTGCCTTGCGTGTCCGCGACATAGCGCGCAATCTTCCGGCCAAAGGATTTCATTCGCTTGCGTGCTTCGCCATCAGACCGATAGGCGCGGGGATTGCGGCCGTCGCGGGCGATGTTGCGCGTATCGAGGCAAGCCACATCATAGCCCATTAGCTGCAACACGAATGCGCCTTTGACCAAGCCCATACCAGGGATTTGGCAGATAGTCTCGAACTTGGCCTCGAGAGTGCCACCGTTGCCGCGAATGCCCTCCCATAGCGCGGGCGCATTCTCTTGCAGATAGCAATAGGCGTCAAATTTCCATCCCCAAAGGCAACGCGCATCCCGACCTTTATCGGCAAGCTCAATGCATTGGTCGGGCACGCGCGGGAATTGAACGCGAGCGGATAGCAGCGCGAACATGACGCCACGTTGAAACGTTGCCAAGTCCGATTGCATGGCGTAGGCGATTGTCGGAACATGATCGCGGTACATGGTCCTAGCGTCCTTGCCAGCGTCGCACAAGCGGCGGATCATTTCGAAGGTGTGTTTGGAGTGGGACATTTATTCCCCCGAACTGTCGAGTGCACACGACGGAACGTGCAGCCTGTCGAGATAACGTGCGAGGCGCATCCACTCGGCCGCGAGCGCGTCGTCCTGCCACGTGCTCTCGACGTGACTGACCTTCGCGTGCGCAATGTGCGCTAGGGCGTGCACGACGTTGCGCACGCCAACCTTGTCCACCATGCTTTCGAGTTCCACCATGGCGGGTGAGTTTTCGCTGAAGTAGGTCATGCTTCTCTCCCGTTGTTGTCAACGTGAGAGATATTGAGCGACAAATTCCAATTGGTCAAGAGGGAAAATGCCATGCCGTGCGAAATATTCGGCTTGTCCCGTGACCTCTGCATGTATGAGCTTGAGCCATCGGCCGGGCGCACGGGGATATGCGGCCAAGAGTTGAGCGCATTGCAGGTCCGCGGCGGCACGTTCGCCTGCCAGCGTGAAATCGTGGTGACCAAGGATATGACAGCTATCGTGCCACGCGCGAAAGGCGTGGTTGACGCGCGCATCACCGTATATGGTCGCATCGCTCGCACCGTCCCACACAATGAACTTGCCGCATTCGACTAGCTGGCGATATGTGCTAGGCGCGATCGGCCGCGCAGTGTGAGACGGGGCAAGAGATAGGATTGCGGCGTTGAAAGCCGGATCAATCGCGCGCATGACTGCGCTCATATATCTTGCCAGCGTAGCCGCTGATTTGTTCCGCCCGCGCCAAAGCTTCCGATGTGGTTACGTCATTTATCCGATCAATTGGCTTACCATTGCGACGGATAACATAACCAAGTGCAGTCATTTCGACGGCATAGCGGAAGCCTCCCCAGTCATGGAAATGATTGCCGTTTGATCCGACGAACCAACCTTTGCGCATGGTCTTACCCTCCAGGGTTTCGCAGTGTGTAGGTGTTCGCGTCGCTTGTGTCAAGAGCCCCGCATCGAGCTACGCGGAGACTGCGCTCGGCGGGCTTGACTAAAGCAATGCGAACATACCAACACTGCGATCGAAAGTCAAGCATTATTTTGCATGGCTGATATTCTTTGGCCGCATATCTCATTTACGCAATATTGTTGCGCGTGCAGGTTCGCTCTTGTGTCCTCTTCGGGCAACCATACAACATATAGCGTATACCCCTGCGCGCAATAATATTGCGTGGTGCGCAACAATATTACCCGACGCGCAACAATCTTGCGCAATTAGGATTGCATTCCTAGGGCAACGGTCGCGCAATTTTATTTCAAAAGACCGGGTAGGGGCGCCGGGTAGGGGCCGATCGCCGCCGCGCGTGCGAAAGTCGCCCGAAAAGGATATTTCGCGCCAAGTTTTTAATTTTGCTCGCCGAGCAAAAATTTGTTGACAACCGAGCCTACTTTGGTGCATACCTATGCGCATGAAACTGATAACCGTGGCAACCCAACTCGTCAGCGTTCCCCGAGCCGAGGAGATGGGGCCTATGATGCGGGCGCTAAATGAGCGTCAGCAAAAGTTCGTGGTAGCTCTCCTCGAATTTGGCGACGCTAATCACACCCGCGCCGCGCTCGCCGCAGGATATCACCCCGGCCAAAATCTTAAGACCCAGGCTTATCGTTTATCGTCGGACCCGAAGGTCCAAGCTGCGATCCATGAAGTTGCAATGGGACGGCTCCATGGCGGGAAAATTCTCGCGGTTTCGAAACTGGTTGAGTTGATTGAGCACCCCGATCCCAAGGTCGCGCATAAGGCCGCGGAGACTTTGATGAACCGCACGGGCCTCCATGCGGTAAGCGAGCACAACGTCAAGACACAAGATGTCTCTCGCACCGACGACGCGATGATCGCACGCATCATTCAACTCGCGAACAAGATCGGTGTCGATCCCAACCTCATGCTTGGTCAAGCCGGCGTCAAAGGCGAAGTCATCGACGGCGAATTCAAGGAAGTCATAACCGTGGAAAATGACAGTGAAGGATTGGAGGACTTGCTTTAATGCTCCAGAGGATTTCCAAAAGCGATCCGCAGTTACGAGCGTGGATGGCAAATCACTATTCGGCGCCAAAGGGATTTGTTGGGCGACAGTTGATTTATAAAATAGTCGTAGCTGGAGTTTGCTATGGTGCTATCGCTGCGGGTTCCGCAACGCGATTCTTGCCAGGGCGTACCGAGTTCTTCAAGCGTGAAGTGCCACTTAATAATCTTGTCAACAACACCTTCTTCCATATCGAGAAGCAGGCGAACCGATACCCCACTAGAAATTTTGCGACGAAGTGTGTGGAATGGTGGAGATGGACGGTACTTGATGACTGGTTACTTTGCTATGGGGATGTAGTTGATGGGTTCGAAACCTTAGTCGAGTTGCCACGAACCGGAGAATTGTATAAAAAAGACGGATGGAGTGAAGTTGGGATAACAAAAGGTTACACTTGCAAGCGTGTCGCCGGCAAGGGAACTGATAACTGGACAGGAAAACGAGTATGGGATACGACCAATCTAAGACCGAAACGAGTGTTTGTCAGAGGGATAGCCTGACATTCGAACAACGTGTTGAGGATCGCATCGAGCGCCAGATCAAGTTGGCCGAAGAAAACAATCGACTGATGGAACTAATTGCTTCGGCCCTTGAACGAATTGCGAATTCAAAAAGTCCAGACATCAACCCGTTTACAAACAATGGCAAATCAAAAATTAGCTGAAGTCCTCGAAACGCTTGAAGCTGCGGCCGAGCACAAAGACTTCAACTCGGCCCTGTTCTTCAAACCCTACCCAAAGCAGAAAGCCTTCTTCGATTTGGGATCGACGAAGCGCGAGCGCCTGTTCATGGCCGGCAACCAAGTCGGCAAGTCGCACGCCGGCGCATTCGAGACCTATTGCCACGCGACGGGTCAGTACCCGGCCGACTGGAAGGGCAAGAGGTTCAAGGAGCCGACACGCGGTTGGGTAGCCGGCGTCACCAGCCTCGACACCCGCAACATCCAGCAGAAGAAACTTCTTGGCGACCCTGGTGTCGTGTCGAAGCAAGGCACCGGCATGATCCCGAAGGACCGCATCATCGATGTGTCCTTGGCCAGGGGTGTCACCGACGCGATCGACACGGTTCAAGTCGCATGGGGTCGCAAGGGCGATGGTGCCATCTCGACCATACATTTCAAATCGTATGAGCAGGGCCGAGCCAAGTTCCAAGGCGACACCATTCACTACGGATGGGGCGACGAGGAACCGGAGAAGATGGAGGTCTATTCCGAATTCCTGACGCGACTTCGCGGCGACGGCATTCTCTACACGACCTTCACGCCGCTGTTCGGCAACACCGAACTCGTCATGCGGTTCACCGATCAATCGAGCGAGGACCGCGGCGTCGTCCATATGACCTTGGACGAAGCGCAGCACTTTACCGCGGAGGAGAAGAAGAAGCGCCTTGAGGGCTATGCACGTCATGAGCGCGAAGCTCGATCGCGCGGCGTCCCGCTCCTTGGCTCTGGCCGCGTCTTCATCGTCGATGAGGAGTTGATTAAGGAGCCACAGCTTACGTATATGCCGGCGCATTGGGTGAAGTTGTGGGGCATCGACTTCGGCATCGGTCATCCGTTCGCCGCGGTGCTCATCGTGTGGGATCGCGACAACGATGTCATTCATGTTCACCACGCCTTGCGCATGGTCGAGCAAGGGGAGCAGCGAAACCCTCCGCTCCTTCACGCAGCGGCAATGAAGCCGATCGGCGCCGATGTCCCTGTTGCTTGGCCTCAGGACGGCACGGCGCGCGAAAAAGGATCGGGGCATTCGCTGGCAAAGTTCTACAAGGACGCCGGCCTGCGGATGCTAGACGAGCACGCGACGTTTCCTGATGGCGGCTATTCGACGGAGGCTGGCATCAAGGAGATGGAGGAGCGCATGATGACGGGCCGGCTCAAGGTTGCCAATCATCTTGAGCAGTGGTTCGAGGAGTACCGCACCTATCACCGCAAGGATGGCCAGATCGTCAAGATACGCGACGACCTGATGTCGGCCACGCGCGTCGCGGTGATGATGAAGCGTGCTGCCAGGGCGGTAATCCTCGGCGGCGACCGCGCCCGGCGTCATACCTCGGAAATCGCTGACGGTGTGGATTTTGATATTTTCGACATGGTTGGGGATTGACACGCAATATTATTACGTGTAGAAGGGTTACGGCATCACCCTTCTATTTGGAGAACCCATGTCCGAAGCTCAAGCTGGTATTGACCCACTCGATCGTCGCCTCACCGACCCCAAGCACGTCTTCGGCTGGAAGACCGACAAGGGGAACCCGAACGTCGAGGGTTTCGACCGCGATCCCAAGACCGGCAAGCCGATCGAGCATGGTCTCGGCGCTCCCGGCTATGAGACCGCGCAGCACTATCAGGCGATCCTGAAGCACGGCAAGCCGGCCGAGCAGACGGCGGCTCAGGCTGCGCTTGACGTGATCATGGCTGGCAAGGGTTTGGCTGCGGCGCGCAAGGCGTTTGCGGAAGTACTGGAGAAGGAGACGTTCTGATGCGCAAATTGCGCTATCGTCTTTGGAACTGGTACGATCGCTTGACGGTTGAATTCGGGTCGGTCTTCAGTCGGAAGCCGCGGCGCTATACGTGTCATGCGGCCCCACAATTTTTCGGCACCAAGGGGAGTAAAATCTGATGTTCAAGATGTTCGTTCTCATTGTCAGTCTCACGGCGTCGCAACCTGTCGGAGTGCTTCAGTCGGATGAGACCTGGGCGACGAAGGAAGCCTGCGAAGCCAAAATCCTGGAGACGAAGGTCGCACTTCAGGCTGAGATTAACCCGCGGGTTCCTGGTGGCGTCACGCTCATTATGAAGTGCGACGTTGAAGGTACTGGTGTCTGATGCTGGCGAAGGTTCTTCTTTTCGTCTTCAGTGTGACGACTAACGAAAAGGTCGCCACACTGCGTTTCGAGATGACGATGCCATACGCGGAATGCGTCGAGAAGCTAGGGCCGATTATTGCGTACGCAACGCCGCGGGTATCGAAGATGTTGCACCAAAAGATCAGTATCATCGGCACATGCCAGGAGGCAGGCAAGTGATTGATTGTCTCCTTGCTGGCGACAGCATCGCGGTCGCGCTCTCGGCATTCCTGCATTGCAAGCGCGTTGATGCGAAGATCGGCATCGGGTCGCAAGCAATCGTTGATCGTGTGTCGCCTGCGCCGGTGGTCATTGTTTCCGCCGGCAGCAACGATCCGCACAATCCTCTCTTGGCGGTGAACTTGACGAACATCCGCGCGAATGCGGGCGAGACATCGAAGGTCATCTGGATTTTGCCGATCGACAAGCGAGCCCGCGAGACAGTTATTGCGGTTGCCCACGAGTTTGGGGATGTTGTCATTTCATTCGCGCCGGCACGCGATCATGTTCATCCGAAGTGCGATCGGTGCTTGGCCGAGGCGATTGCCAAGGTGATGTGATGCGCCTTCGCGATGATTGGCAACTTGTGCTGCGGAAGGCATGGAGCATCCGCCTTATCCTGTTGGCGGCGGTTCTGTCTGGCACCGAAGGGGTTCTGTACGTGGCACCGGACCTGATCCCGGTGTCATCTCCTACGTTGGCGTTGTGTACGTTTGTTGTCACTAGCGCGGCGTTGGTAGCGCGGATCACCGCACAGAAGGGTTTGACATGAACAAGGTTACGAAAACTGGTGGCGGCATCTTCGCCGCGGCAGTCACGCTTGTTGCTGCGTGGGAAGGTTACTACGGCTACGTCTACAAGGACGTTGTAGGCGTTCCGACGTACTGCTATGGGGAAACGGATAATATCGCATCCGCGAGGGGTAAGACGTTCACCAAGGCCGAGTGCTTGGCCTTGCTCAAGAAGTCTCTCGTCAAGTATGATGAGGGTTTCATGAAATGCGTCAAGCGGCCGATACCCGACAGCGTTCATATCGTCGGCATTTCGCTCTCCTACAACATCGGTTGGGCCGGCGCGTGCCGATCGCAGTTCGTGAAAAAGATCAACGAGGGCGACTTCAAGGGCGCGTGTAACGCACTCATGGGCTACGTTCACGCCAAGGGTCGTGTGATCCGTGGCCTTGTTAATCGTCGAGCGGCAGAACGTAAGCAGTGTCTTGAGGGCCTGTGACATGGAGACGTTCGCGACTGTCGTATTTTTTGCCCTGCTCATGGGTGGTGGCATCTGGATATTGAGACGCTGATGTTCACGTTCTTCGCCCTCAAGAACTTCTTCACTGGTCTCTTGCCACTGGTTTGGCATTTTGGGTCGGCCGGTGTGGTAGTTCTTGCACTCGCCGGCTTCTATTTCGCGGCGCCCGCATGGTTCATGCCGGGCCTGCGCAAGATTGCACCTTGGATTGCACTGGCGATTGTCGTGTACCTCGTCGGTCTCACAATTGGAGTGAAGGATGAATATGCGAGAAGTAAAGCCCGCGCAAATGCGGTTGAAGTTCATGAAGCCGGTGTCGGGGATGCGATCCGCAAGGATGCCGAGCGTACTGTCCCTCTCGTGCCTGCTCCTGCTGCCGGGGTGCCTAACCACCGGCTCGACGCCTATGACCGTGGGGACTGACCAAGCTGCGCGGTGTGCAGCTTGGCGGGCGATCCGGTATTCGAGCGCGCATGATACGCCGCTGACGGTGAAGCAGGTTCGCGTTCACAATCGCGTCGGCCAGAAGCTCGGTTGCTGGAAGTGACGGCCTATTTTATTTGGGGAGCGATCGGGGTTGCCCTTGTCGCGTACCTGCATGATATCTGGCAGGATTGGGGCCAGCTTTAACCCCTATTGACATTTCCTTTCGTTTGTAATAATCTTGCGCAACAATATTACAATCGAGTTGCGCAATGCCCATCACCAGCGCGAAAAATGATCCTCTTTCTCCGGCCGGCGTCGATCTTGGCCTAGGCACTACGCCTAAGGAGGACCAGGAGACGGAGGAGGAGCGGCGCAAGCGTTTGCTTCAGGCGCAGAAGCAGATGCAGAACGGTGGCATGGGCGCTTCTATGGACTTGGGGCTTGGCGTCTAAATGGAAATGACTTGGCGCCCCTCGCGTCCACCCACTGATTACGAAGCGCAGGTTTGGGACGATAGTTGGCGTGAATTCAACGCCATGATTACGGAGCGCAACCTCTTTGCAGTCCAGTGGGAGGAAGTGTCCGAACTGATCTTGCCGGCGTGGCGCAACACGTTCTTCTACGGCAGCTACAACGTCCAGGGCATGAAGAAGACTGATCGTCAGGTGGACGCCACCGGGATGGTCGCGCTCAATCGCTTCGCTGCTATCTGCGACAGTCTGTTGACGCCGCGGAATATGAAGTGGCACACGCTGACGACCGACAACGACTACGTGATGAAGGATCGTCAGACGCAGTTGTGGTTCGAGGATACGACCAAGCGCCTGTTCAAGTACCGCTATTCCCCGGAGAGCAACTTTGCTTCGCAAAATTATCAGAGCTTCCAGCAACTCGGTGCTTTCGGCAATTCGGGGATGTTCATTGATGAATTTGATGACCCCAACGGTCGCATTCGTGGCCTTCGCTATCGGTGTATCCCTCTTGGTGAACTCTATTTCCACGAGGATCACCAGGGGATCGTGGACGGTTTCGTCCGTCACTTCAGACTGACGGCTCGGCAGGCATTCCAGAAGTGGCCGGATAAATTGCCCGAGTGTATGCGAACGGCGCTTGAGCAAAAAAGCGAGATGAAGTTCAACTTCCTTCATCGCGTCTGTCCGCGCCAGGATTACGAAGCCGGCAAGCTGACTGAGAAGGGCAAGCCTTACGCCTCGTTCTATCTCTGCATCGAGGAAAAGTGCCTACTGGAGGAAGGCGGCTATCGCACGTTCCCGCTCGGCCCCTCGCGCTATCAGCAGACGCCGATGGAGACCTACGGCCGCGGTCCCGCGATGAACATCCTGCCGGCGCTTAAGACGCTGAACCTGGAGAAGCGCATCTTCCTGAAGCAGGGCCATCGTGCGGCTGATCCGGTGCTGATGACGAATGACGACGGCGTGGTCGGCATGTCGTTGCGTCCTGGTTCGATGAACAAAGGTGGCGTCACATCTGACGGCAAGCCTCTCGTGCATGTTCTGCCGACTGGCGAAATCCAGATCAGCAAGGAGATGATGGCAGAGGAGAAGCAACTCATCAACGACGAGTTCCTGGTCAACTTGTTCCAGATTTTGACCGAGAGCCCGCAGATGACCGCGACTGAAGTGATCGAGCGGACCAACGAGAAGGGCATCCTCTTGGCCCCGACTGTCGGCCGACAACAGAGCGAATATCTCGGCCCGATCATCCACCGTGAGTTGGACGTGCTTGCGGCGCAGGGTTTGCTTCTGCCGATGCCTCCTGCGCTCCGCGAAGCCAAGGGTGAGTATCAGGTCGTCTACACATCGCCGCTCTCGCGCGCCATGCGTGCTCAGGAAGCCGCGGGCTTCTGGCGTACCGTGGATCAGGTGAAGGACGTGTTCGCCATCGCGCAAGACCCTAGCTTGCTCGACCCGTTCGATTTCGATGTCGCGGTGCCGGCGACCGCGGAAATCAACGGTACTCTGCCGTCCTGGATGGCCGACGACAAGTCGATCGCGAAGAAGCGCAAAAACCGTGCGGACGCGCAGGCTCAGGAGCAGAAAATCCGTGCTGCGCCGGCCCAGGCTGCGCTCAATAGTTCACAAGCGAAGATGGCTGCTGCCGGGATGCAGCAACCGGGTCAACAGCAACCGGCGGCTGGACCGCCTCAACCGTAAGGACTGGACATGACTGCGATTGTTCCGACTATTGGTCGTATCGTTTGGTACAAGATGACAAATTGGGAGGCTGAACAGATTAACGAACGACGTAAGCACGCGACATCCTTCATGGATTGGCATCGCGCGCTGAAGTCTGGCGCACAGGTTCATGTTGGCAACAAAGTCAACGCGGGCCAACTGTACCCTGCGATGGTTGTCGTTTGTTGGGGCGATACACCGACCAGTGCCGTGAACCTTCAAGTGTTCCTGGACGGCAATGACACGTTTTGGGCAACGTCGAAGTCCGTAGGTGAGAAGGACGGCTATTACCAGTGGATGCCATACCAGCTTGGTCAAGCTGCAAAGCATCAGGCAGAGGCTAAACCTGTTGCATGAACTGGTCACTGGAAAAGTTCGCTGGCATCTTCGACAAGTGCCGCACGCGCAAGCGTGCGTATTGCCTTTCGTTGAAGTCCGTTGCCGGGCAGGAAGTTCTGTTCGACTTGGCCTCATTCTGTCGAGCGAACGAGACGTGTATCGCGCTCGATCAACAGCAGCGCATTGATGAGCGCCGCACATTCGTTTTGGAGGGCCGCAGGGAAGTCTATCTGCGAATAATGGAGCACCTGGACCTGACCCCTGACCAATTAGCTACCCTCTACAGCGGTCACACGTTCATTGCAGACGAGGAAGACAATGCCTGATCCGACGCCTACTCCAACCCCTACACCGACGCCAACCCCTACACCGACTGATAAGCCATGGTACGACGGCAAGATCGACGGTGAATTGATCGGCCACGCGCAGAACAAGCAGTGGGACTTGAAGGACGCTGCCACGCTTGCCGGCAGTGCTCTCAAGGCCCATCGGGAGGCTGAGCGACTGATCGGTGTGCCATCGAACGAACTGATCCGTATGCCGAAGGTTGATGACGCGACCGGCATCAAGGCGATGTGGGCACGTCTCGGCGTTCCTTCCGATCCGAAGGAGTACGACTTCGCGGCGCTCAAGACCGCGGACGGCAAGGTCTCGGATGAGCCGCTCGATGCCGCGCTTAGGGCTGCGGCTGCGCGGGCGAACATCCCGAAAGATGCGGCCGCGATGCTTGCGACTGATCTTGTCAAGCACTTCAACGGTGTGAAGTCGGCGTCCGCCGCGGATGCGACAGCAAAGCTCCAGGTCGAGCGGGAAGCCCTCGCGAAGAATTGGGGTGGGAACCTTGAAGCCAACAAGCTCGTAGCGCAACGTGCCGCCTTGGCCTTGGGTATCAAGCCTGAAGCGATTGCGGCTCTTGAGGGTCAGCTTGGCTATGCTGCCGTCATGGAGATGATGCGCAACATCGGCAGCAAGATCGGTGAGGCGAAGTTCATTGGCGGCGACCAAGAGAAGCCCGGTATCATGTCGCGGGATCAGGCGATTGCCAAGAAAGCCGAGCTTATGGCCGACGCTGCTTGGTCCGCTCGATATCGTGCCGGCGGCATGAACTCGGCGGAATTCCGGGAATTGCAAGCACTTCTGACCATTATTGGATAACGAAATATTATTGCTTGACACGCAATAATATTTCGCCTATATTGTGCAAGATTAATTCCGGCCCCCGTGTATCGGATACGGCCAGCCCGCTGAAACCGGGTTTGTCGTAACCGCATACATGGGGTCTGTAATGGCCGACCAAATTCCGCAGATTTTCACTACGCAATTCTCTGCGAACCTGGAGCTTCTGCTCCAGCAGAAGGTTTCCAAGCTTCGTGGCCGCGTGCGCGAGGGTATGCACGTCGGCAAGATGGCGTCTCCGATCCAACAGGTTGGTGCGCTTGTCCTTCAGGCGCCGGCCGGGCAGTACGCTCCGCTGAACCGCCAGGACGCGAACCTTGTTCGCCGGTGGGTCTTCCCGCAGGACGGCGAGATTTCGCAACTGATCGACACGTTCGATCAACTCAAGACCATTGTTGACCCGAAGGGTATGCTGGTCGAGAGCGCGGCGGCTGCGGTCGGTCGTGCCTACGATGACAGTATCATCGCGGCTTGCACGGGTACGGCTCAGCTTGGCGTTGACGCCGGTGGCCTCACGTCCGAGACCTTCAACACCACGAACTTTCAGATTGCGAGCACGTTCGGTTCGTCTTCGGCTTCCGGTCTTACGGTCGCCAAGCTGATCGAGGTTCGGCGCATCTTCCGCCACTATCATGTGGACCTTGAGACCGATCCGATCACTTTGGTCATCGGCTCGCAGCAGGAGAGCGATCTTCTCAATCAGGTCCAGGTGGTCAGCACCGAGTTCAACGAGCGTCCGGTTCTTGTGGATGGTCGTGTGACCCGGTTCCTGGGCTTCGACATCGTTACGAGCGAGCGCCTTGCGACTGCCGCCAACGTCCGTACTGTCCTCGCGTTCGCGCGCAGCGGCATGTACCTCGGCGTCTGGCAGGACATTCAGAACCGCATCGACGTTCGCGTCGATCTTTCGAGCCAGCCTTACCAGCTTTACACCAAGGCGAGCTTCGGCTCGACGCGGCTTCAGCAGGGCAAGGTGATTTCGATCCTTTGTTCGGATACTTCGGCGGGTGACATCACCCCGTAATGGGATTGAGGAGCCGGTGACCCCGGCTCTTTTCACCCTTCAGGAGAAAGACACATGACTGAGGCAATTAAATCCGCTGCGATCACGAATTTGGAGGCCACTCCCTACGTGGAAGTTGAGGCTGGTGGCGGCGCGAAGGCAAATGTTTTCCAGATTGATGGTTGGTGCTCCGTCACTGCGGCGGGCATCGCTGCGATTGGCTCGACCTATCAGCTTGTTCGTGTTCCGACCTGGGCGCGTATCAAGGCGGTTGAGATTTGGACTGATGTTGCGATCGACAGCAATTCGTCGCAATTGCTCGCACTCGATTTCAACATGTCGTTCAGCACGAGCACCCACGATGGTACGCCGGCTATCTACCAGGGCAAGGTTCCGACCACGGTTGGTACTCCTGACGGCGTGACTGCCGGCACGACTACGACTTTCGCGTCGTATACGACCCCGAATATTCTGTTCGGCACGAAGACCCTTTCCGGCAACAACGCTGCCATCGCGGTTACGAACATCACGATCCAGGGCACGAACTATACCGCGGACAAGTTCCTCCAGACGCAGCTTTGGAAGGTCTTTGGCTTCCAGAACGGTCAGGGTATGCTGGCTGATCCGGGCGGTGCTTTCGATCTGACCGCTTACGTTTCAACTGCGGCTGCAACCGGCCATGTCGGCAAGTTGTTCGCCAAGGTGACGTTCACGAATTAACGGGTTCGCGGCGCGGGTCGGCTTGAGAGTAGCCGGCCCTCCAGACGGTGAAGTGCCGCTCGCGCCGCGGATGTACTGAGGAAGAACGATGGCTTCTGTTTCGTTTTCGATCAAACGCGGCGTAGATGGTTTCAAGATTTCCGATTTCACGATCGGTACTCTGGCCACGAATGCCGATGACATTGAACTGCGGGTCAATCTTGCGGATAGCAATTCCGCGAACGTGACCCGCAAGGACGTGCAGCAAGCCCTTCGCGCGTTCGAGCGTGAGATGGCGAGTGGTGCCATCTTCTCGAACAAGCCTATTCTGTAACGGAGATTGACTATGGTTGCTTGGAACTCGAACGACACTTGGCTCAAGGGCCTCGTCTACAACGCGGTCTCTTTTCTTGTGCCCGGCACTTCGGCTGCGGCGCAGTTCGATGTCCATGGGGCTCTGCTCGTTTCTGAGTTGCGTGGCAAGTACGCTGCGCTTGCGCGCAAGGGTGCGGTGTTTGGAGCCACCGCGGCTGCTGTTACGTTGCCGGTGAATGCTGGTACGCTCGCGTCCAAGTTCGGTCTCTACAATCCGGCCGGGTCGAATACGATCCTGGAAGTGATCGACATTGACGCTCATGCGGTTGTGGCGACCACGGTGGTTGATGCAATGGGCGTCTACTACTCGAATGGCACGAATGCTTCGGGCGCGACTTTCACTACGCTCGGCACTTGGCAGAATATGTATGTTGGTGGCCCGACCGGCGTTGGTCAGTTCTATTCGGCGGTCACTCACGTCGGCACGCCCGCGCTGCTCGATCTTGTCGGAGGGTGGGGCGCCGTGACGGACGGTGGCTCGACCCAGGTGCGCAAGACCTATGACGGCTCGCTGCTCATTCCTCCGGGCACTCTCATTGCCCTGGCCATGACTACTGCGGCCTCCACTGGCTCTGGCATTACTCTTGGGATGCGTTGGGCTGAAGTTCCGTTGTCGTAAGGATTGACCTGTGGCCGCCTACAACAAGTTCAATCAGTTCGTTCAGGATATCGCGAACAAGAAGCATGATCTGAGCGCGGATACGTTCAAGATCATGCTTACGAACGTCGCGCCTGTTGCGACGAATGCGGTTTTCGGGGACCTCACCGAAATCACAGCACAGAATGGCTACTCGGCTGGCGGTACTGCGTCCACGATCACTTCTTCGACGCAGACCAGCGGTACAGAAAAGTGGATTTTGCAGAACGTCGTGTTCACGGCGTCCGGTACGGTTGGTCCGTTCCGCTATGCGGCGCTGTACAACAGCACGCAGACCACTCCCAATAAACCGCTTATTGCATGGTGGGATTACGGTTCGGCCGTCACCTTGGCCAACGGTGACACGTTCACTTGGTCTCCTGACGCCTCGAACGGTGTTCTCACGATCGCTTGATTAGGAGCGATCATGGGAATTCGAATTTCGAAGCTGACGGCAGGTACGACGAGTTGGACGGTTCCCGCCAGCGTTAATCCAGGTTCAAGTATTTTTATTGAATGCTACGGCGCTGGTGGCGGCGGCGGAACTAATGGCGTTGTTGGCGATGCTGGTGGCGGGGGTGGGGCCTATGCTGGTTCTAATCTTATCGTCAATCCAGGTGAAGTCTATCCTGTTTCAATCGGATCGGGTGGCGCTTCTGGCACGGCTGGCGGTGATGTTTACTTTGGTGGTTCCTCGGTTGCGACATCTATTGCCGGGGCGAAAGGTGGAGGCGGTGCTTCAGGACAGACTGGCGGTGCCGGTGGTTCCGCGGCGAGTAGTGTGGGCGGGGCCTATGTGCAGAACGGTGGCACGGGCGGGGCCGGCGGTACGACGGGTGGTGGCGGCGGTGGCGGCTGCGGTTCCACTGGCAATGACGGCATAGCCGGCACGGCAGGCTCGACTACGTTTGGGGCTGGCGGAAATAGTGGGGAATACGCTAATCTCTCTATCGGTCCTGGCGGTGCGACATCCGGTGCGAATGGTGATAACGGCGACACCGGATTAGTGAATGGTAGCGCGGCTGCTGGTGGTGGCGCTGGCGGAAACACGGGCGTTGCTGGCGGCACGGGTGGTTCTTATGGTGGTGGTGGCGGTGGCGGTGGTGCGGCCGGGTCTGCTGGCGTTGGCGGTGATGGCTACATCGTTATTTCGTACACGAACGTCGCGAGTGGAAATCCCAATAATAAACTGATTTTGACGAATACTGCGATCACGTCTTGGACGGTGCCGGGGGATTGGAATAACGCTGGCGCTTCGATCGAGTGTATCGGCGGCGGTGGCAGTGGGTCTTCGGGTCAGAATAACATCGGGTACGGGTCGGGTGCTGGCGCTGGTGCGGCTTACGCAAAGTTGACAGGATTAGCTCTAGTTGCTGGTCAAGTTCGCAATCTTCAAATTGGGCCGGGCGGCTCTGCGGTCTCCGTAAATAATACAAACGGAAATGCCGGGACAGATACTTGGTTCAGAATTGATACGGGTTCAACCGCGCCGGCAAATACGGGTCAAGGCGTATTGGCTAAGGCTGGTGGAGGCGGAACGACAAGTGCTGGTGGGACAACGGTTGCCGGCAGCGTTGGGACGGTAACAAATACCGGCGGTGCCGGTGGCACGAAAACAACGCGATCCGGCGGTGCTGGCGGCGGTGGCGCAGGCGGGCCGAATGGAGTTGGCGGTGCCGGCGGCGGTGATCCGGTCAGTGGTACACCTGATGATGGTTCAGGTGGCGGTGGCGGTGGTAATGGTGCGGCCGGTTTAGGCGCTAATAATACTCCTGCCTCGGGCGCTGGCGGCAATGGTGGTATTGCAGGTAGTACACAAGCTGGCACTGGTGGTGCGGCTGTAAGCGGTACTGTTGGACCGGGTAATCCCGGTACGTCTAGCAATAGTTCCGGTGGCGGCGGTGCATCCGGCGGCTTCAGTAATAATTTGTCAGCCGAGAAAGCTGGTGCTGCTGGTGGCAATGGAACGGATATGGGCACCGCCGGGTCTGGTGGTGGCGGTGGTGCAGCGGGCGGTGGTTTTGGCGGCGGCGCAATTGCGAATTCCGGTGCTGGTGGCTTATATGGTGGCGGCGGGGCGAGTGGGGCTTATAACAATACCTCATCTGTTTCCAACAGTGGTGCCGGCGCGCAAGGTGTCATTGTTATCACTTACTTTCCGTTGTTCGTCAACACAACCAAACGCATGTACAGGAGAGGTTGAAAATGGGTGAGCGAATTTATGTTGCGGCTTTCGAGAACGTGACCATTGCCGCGGTCCAGGACGTGTTCAATATCAAGGCCGGTGCCGGCCATGGTATCGAACTTCGTCATGTCCAGCTTACGGCTGGTGGCGTCACGGCTGCGGCGGAAATCCGCTTGCGTCTGAAGCGCCATCCTGTAACTGTGACGCAAGGGTCGGGTGGATCGACGCCAACTATCGGTGCCGTGCAGAGCGGTGATACGAAAGCCTCTGGTGCGACGGCGCACGCGAACGATACGTCACAAGGTACGACTAGTGGTACATCGGTGGTTCTTGAGAACTTTCAGTGGAACGTCCTCCTGCCCTTCGATTACATGCCGGGGCCAGAATGGGCCGACCGTGATAGCTGCATCGCGAGCGAGGCACTGGTCTTGGAAGTGTTCGCTACGCCTGCGTCTACCGTGGTCAGCGGCTTCATCAAGTGGAAAGAAAGTCCGTGAGGAGGCTAAGTGCTTTTAGTAATCCGCCGCCGACCGAAGTATCACAACCTTCGTTTGGGATATAGGAAACGAGGAACTTTTTCGAATATTCGCGCTCTTGTTCTGGCCGCGGCGGTCGGGACGTATGTGCTAACGGGTGTGGCTGCGGTTTTAACCCGTGCGTATAAAGCTCTATCCGCTGCGGCTGGTTCGTATACGTTGACAGGTGTTGCTGCTACTCTCACGCACGCCTACAAAGCTCTTTCGGCGGCGACTGGCTCCTACATCTTGACTGGTTTCACATCAGTTCGGAAGTTGGGGTTCCCGGCGGCCGTTGGAACATACGTGTTGACTGGTGTTGCGGCTACACTCACGCACGCCTACAAAGCTCTTTCAGCGGCGGCCGGTTCCTATATCTTGACTGGTTTCACGTCCGTTCGGTTACTTGGGTTCCCGGCGGCCGTTGGTTCGTATGTTCTGACCGGGTTTACGTCCGTTCGTAGGCTCGTGTTCCCTGTTGCGGCCGGTTCCTATATCCTGACTGGCATCGCTGCGACACTTACAAAGGGCCTGCATCTTATTGCTGCCACCGGGTCTTATGTGCTGACTGGAGTGTCGTTGATCGTGTCGCATACGCTTGTGCCGGCCGGCAAGTTCTTCATTCGGAATTTTCCGTATGTCTTGCAGAAACTTCGGCAGACACCTGAAACCCTGGATCAATAACCATGTTCCTTGACAGTCTCGATATCGCCAATCGTGCCCTTGACCACTGCGGGCAGGAGCCGATCCTGTCTGTCACTGAGGACAGCAAGAAAAACCAGCTTTGTGCCCGTGTCTATGACAAGGTGCGCCGCGCGGAACTGCGCCGGAACTACTGGCGTTTCTCGATCAAGAAGTGTGTTCTGCGCGCGGTTGATACGACGACACTGAAGCTGAACCCACTGCTCTATAGCAGCGCGACCACGTACTTTCCTGGCTCGATCGTCAAGGACAGCAACGGCGCTCTGTGGGTTTCGATCACCGAGGAGAACATTAACAATACGCCGGGTGCCAACAACGAGAATTGGGAAGCCTACTTTGGCCCCATGACGGTTGATCTTTGGGCGAGCACCAATTCATACTGGACTGGTGAACTGGTTTACATGATTACTGGTGCCGCAACGTACCAGCTTTTCATGTCTCTCCAGAATTCCAACACCGATACCCCGAACGTGGCTACGGCCTATAGCGCGACGACTACGTACACGATCGACCAAACCGTCACCAGCGGCGGATCGCAGTGGCGAAGCCTGCTCGAACTGAACCTGAACAATACGCCGACCGACTATTCGGCACTGACGTTGTTCGACATCGGCGCGACCTACGCGATCAATCAACAGGTCATTGGTTCGGATCATTACGTCTACACGTCGAAGGCTAACGGCAACATCGGCAACGACCCGACGACTTCAACCGGGGTGACGCATTGGACTGTGACCGGCTTAGCCGCGGCTTGGGCATTATCTCCGGCGCTCGTGGTTAGTTCGATCAAGTGGCTTCCGGTGCAGTGTCAGCTTTCGAACTTCCAGATGCTCTATCCGGTTGGCGCTGGTCCTTCGTCGCAGACTTCAACGATGAACATCTTCCATCTGCCGGGCAACTTCCTGAAGATTGCGCCGCAAGGGCCGAAGGCTGGTGCCAACCCATATCTCGGTGCTCCGACCGGCTTGGCCTACACTGACTGGAACCTAGAGGGAAACCTGATGGTTTCTCAGGAAATCCAACCGATCATTTTCCGCTTTGTCGCTGACGTGACGAAAGTGCGGAACATGGATGATATGTTCTGCGAAGGCTTGGCTTGCCGTATTGCTGCTGAAGTGTGTGAACCACTGACGCAATCCTCGGCCAAGCTGACGACGATCGCTGGCGTGTACGCAAAGTTCATGGGCGATGCACGCACCACGAATGCGATCGAGATTGGGTCTGAGGAGCCGCCCGAAGATGACTTGATTACATGTAGGGCATAATGGCTGACGCATCTTTCGTTCAGGGAAACTTCCTAGGCGGTGAATGGGCTCCTTCGGCCCAAGGCCGCTATGATTTGCCGGCCTATCGGACGGCGATGAATGTTTGCTTGAATTCTCTACCGATCGAGGCTGGTGCTTGGACTCGGCGTCCCGGCACGATGTTCATGCAGACGACCCGCGGCGGACAGCCGGGGCGTATCGTCGATTTCTCATTCGCGCCTACTGCTCCATACAAGATTGAATTCACGGATGGGTTCATCCGGTTCAACAACGGGCAGCAGCTTCTCACGACCAACGACGATCAGGTGGTCGTTGCGATTTCGACCGCGAACCCGGCCGTGATCCAGACGACGACTGCACATGGCTGGTCTACCGGCAATTCGATTTTCCTGCATAATCTCGGCACGAGCGATCCACTGCTTCAGAACCGCGTCTTCTTGGCTACGGTTGTCGATACTACGCATGTCAGTATTGCGGATGCAATCACGGGCGCTACGATTGACGGCTCGACTCTTGGGACGTTTACATCTGGGTCTGTCTCGCGCGTGCTGGAATTGTCTTCTCCGTATGCGGCTCAGCAATGGGCGTCGCCGCTATTGCGTGTGGTTGCCTGTGACGTGCCCTTGGTGGCGAATGGAACGATGCCGGGAACTGTTTTGCTGAACGGGGCAACAGTTCCGTATGTGATGCAGGTAACTGCTGAACCGACGCCAACTACCTTCGCGACGTTCAGTCTGAACCCGATCGTGTTCAATGATGGCCCGTATCTCGATCCTGTGCCCGGCGGCACTCTCATCACCCCGAATGCCGTACAGGGTATCGTCACGCTTACGTTGTCGTTCAATGCCTATAACGCATCATATGCCTATTCGGCGGGCGATTATGTGACATCTTCCAGTGTCAACTATCGTTCGCTTGTGAATGGGAACGTCGGCAATACGCCGGTAAGTAGCCCGTCGCAATGGACACCTGTTTCGGGTACGAATGCTTTTAACCCGACTGGATTTAATCAGGGCGATGTAGGCCGCTTGATCCGTTTGTTTTCTGAACCTGCCATTTGGGCTTCAGGAACCTCCTATGTTACAGGAAATTCGGTTGCCTACGGCGGCACTGGTTTAGCCGCGGTTGGGGCTACGTATTGGACAGCGATTGCCAACGGTACATTCTACCAGCCAAACCTATATCCGACCCAATGGCAACTTGACCCATCGAAGGGCCAATGGACATGGGGGCGTATCGTCTCCTTGTCAAACATCATCAGCGGTACGTTATCTGGTTCCACGAATATCGGAAACATGACTGGCGGTGGTGGCTCATCCGCGGCGTTTGATGGGGTGCTTTCCAAGATCGCGAGTGCTGGTGCGGCTGGTTCCGACAGTGGTGGATCATTTGGTCCTGGCTTTGGTGGAACAGAGCATTGGTACATTGGCAAGAACTATTCTGGCGCATCGAACCAAGCTATCAAGCAAGTGACGGTTTATCCGTCAACGGATGATGCGCTGTTCCTGCTTCAGGTGCAGTTCAACGGGACGTACTATAACAACATTCTTGCCTATGGCGTGACACTGAACCTTCGCGCGAAAGCATCGGCGCCATCGAGTTCATCTGACGGTACGCTGCTCGGGACATCAGGCCAAATTACTAATGTTCCGGGACCGATTACGATCGTGTCCAACGATCAGGTTACAACTTGGCCTTATGTGTGGGTTGAGATGGTCGTGCCGTGGAGCAATCAGACGCCGAACTTCTACACGGCTTGGAATGCGACTTCGGCTATTGCTCAGGTTTCGTTCTTCAATCCTTCCGGTTCTGGTACAAGTCAAGGCGTGAACGTCCAGATTGCTGGCCCTGCGCTCTTGAGCACGGCGACTATTCGTACATGGCGCCTTGGTGTCTTTGGTGCCGGTCGTGGCTATCCGACATGCGGCACATTCCACGAGGGACGGCTTTGGCTCTCAGGCGTGGTTGACAATCGCATTGATGGCAGTGGCGCCACAGGGGATATCTTCAATTTCTCTCCGACCGACGTGAACGGGAACGTGCTCGCCAGCAACGCAATCGCCTATACGTTCAATGCACCTGACGTGAACCCGATCTTGGCCATGACGCCGGATCAACAGGGCATCATCTGCAATACTCAGGCTGGCGAATGGCTCGTGCAGGCTTCCGCGTTGAACCAGCCGTTGACGCCGACGAGTATTCAGGCTCATCGCGTGACGAAGATCGGTGGCGCCAACATCGAGCCGGTGCGGACGGATCATACGCTCGTGTTCGTTCAACGCTATCAGCGCAAGCTGATGGAGTATTTCCCTGACGTGTTCTCCGGGAAATTTCAGGCACCGAACCTGTCTAAATACGCGAAGCATCTGATGGTGGCCGGCATCCAAGAGGTTGCCTATCAGCAGGAGCTTACGCCGATCATTTGGGCACGCATGGGCGACGGCTCCTTGAACGGCTGTACCTACCAGCGTGAGACCCTGATGTCGTCTCAAGGACCGACGTTCATGGGCTGGCATCGACATACGCTTGGTTCCGGCCGCGTGGTCGAGAGCATCTGTGCCGGGCCTGTGGCGCCGGGGTTTATCTCGACGCTGACTATGGTGACGAACGACCCGGCCA